GCCCCTAATGAGCTACCTGCTGCCGCACCGGCTAATGGATTGCCAAAATATCCTCCCACTGCGCTTCCTCCGGCCCCCCCAAGGGCCCTGATCGCCTGACCTAGCAGACCGATCTCCTTTTTGGTTACCTTATTCTTAACCACTCCTTTCTTCATCTTTTTCTTTTTATTTCGCAGCACAATCTGCATTTTCGGCATCTTCGTGCCTTGTACTCTCTAACTAATCTTGCCGGGGAATACCCAAGCCTTTACGGCCTAGGCACACACGAGCAAAGGTGTATCATTATAGATCTCATCCCTAACGACACCAGGTTCCAGCTGATAAGTCTTAAAGTGGGCCTCCATGGCCACCTGCTCATCTGGGGTTATACCCCACGCCTCAAACACCTGAACTCTGGTCCATGCGTCTGGCTCACGGTAGTGCTCACTCATCCCTTTCGACATCAATCGCATTCCAGTGGCGAAGGTTGGATCATCGAGCATATTACTAGCTCTCATACAACCAATCCGCTGATAACACGAATAAAAGTCTTGAAGGACTGGAACACCGCCGGTTAACCATAAGCCCCCAGTACCAACAGCAGTACACCACTTCTCTCGGTGTATAGTGTTAGTCATAGGGTGGACCGTCATTGTATCCTTCCTCAGCGTTGTGTGGATATTGCGTACCATACGGCACTCTTCACCAATCTCGATGGGATGCATCTGGCAGAACTCTATCTGGTGCAATTCATACACCGGCTCCTCAGCCACCATCCGAAACCCCATTTCAAGAAACCACTCATCCAGACCAGACAGGAATCTGTCCAGATCCTCAGCTTCCATCATCACAACGCAATCGTCACCATTGTTTAACAACTTGATTTGGACGCCGCACTTCCTCGCGTACGCCCAGACCATACCACTCATGAGCAAGCAATTCCCACAACCGGTGTTCATGTCCCCTGAGAACCGTCTGCCGCGAACCTTGTACTTCAGTGACCCATCACCGCAATACCCTGCTCCGACATTTCTCATCTGCCAGCTTAACAGCTTCATGAGGTAGGCGTCATTTGGCCACCACTCCCGGTACACCTCATGCTCCCACCCCAATGCTGCCTCTGATACATGCATGTCAAACTTTGTAGCGTCGAGACCGACCGCCACTGGTTTCCTAAAACTCCGCCACTTCCCCCTTGCTATCGCACCGAGCTCCGAAACGTTGAATCCCTTCATGACAGTTGGACCATCACCAAACGTACGCCTAAT